CATAGAGCGGGGCCTTGTGAGGCGTCGTAGGCTGAATAGTCGCCTTCGATGAACGGGGTCGCGGCTAGGTTCGTGGCCACGACACAATCATCTCCCGACGCGAAAAACCAATTCTCGGCTTCCATGGCGTTTGCAGCAGCCCGCAGGAAATCATCGGGCGCCCGCGCTGCGGCGTAGACGATGGACGCATTTACCCCGCGGTGGTGACGCCCGTCGAAGGTGGCGTGGAGCAGGCGCGTCATTGCTAGTTGAAAAGGGGCCATGATCGCGTTGACGTGTGGCGGCAATGTTGAGATGAGCCGGGACTTCAAGTAGCTCTGACCGCCGCGTTTCTTGACTGGGAGCGGCTCGACCTTGGCAAAACATTTCTTTTCGACCATGTCGTCATGCTTAAAGTCGCTGCTGTAGCCGGCATGGTACGTGAAGAGCTCACCGAGATCGAGTCGGCGTTTGCCATCAAGCAGGATATCTCGGTTGACTGATTTGCGCACAGCTTCGACCAGGGTGGGGAAACGCTCGATGGTGTCCGCCATGACGTCACGGAAAATCGGAACGAGCATGTCAATGCAACAGCGCCACTCGAGTAGGGCGTTGTGCCCGGCGGGTTGCTGGGCAAGAACCCTTTCATTAAGTGCAATGGCGAGGGCGCGGGGGTCGGAAGAGGAAAGCGGCGGCATAGTGACGGGCATACAGATCGGGTAAAGGAATGCCGGTGCCTCATGGTCTTGGGCGGCGAGCTTGCGGAGTGCTGGGCCGTATTTCGGGTGTTCGGGCCCCGGGGGAATGGAAGTAGGGTGGTGTGCCGGGAGCGCGGTACAAGGTGGGAGCACCTGGTACCCGCGTGTGTAACTTTCCGCGGTGCTCGGGATTTTATGGGCCTCAATCACGCGTTCAAGGAAATTGTTACGCGTTGGCGTGTAGCGCCAATCAATGGCAATGTGCAAGAAGAAGGCGAGGCAAGGGTGGAGGAAGGATGCGAGCAGGAGGAGCAAGTGGCTGCGGGGATCACACTCGTGATGGACCATCTCCCAGAACATGACGAGCAGGCGGCTAGTAGGGCCGCAGAAAAACGCAAGAAGCTCCTCTAATACTGCGCTGGTCACCGGGTAGTCACGCCACAGCGCAGCCGGGGTCATCGGGGTCTTGGGCGACAAATACCAGAACGAAAACAGGCCAACAGCCAGCAGAATTATTGGTTCGCTGGGCTCGAAAACGTCAACGCGCAGCGTTTGTACGGCGGGCACGGCCCAGTTGGTTAATGCGTAGTCAAACTTGTCGAGCCAGTAGCGCAACGAGCGCATGGCGATGAGCACGCCAATGAGTATGAACACGCTGTGGGCCAACCGTGCGAATTTGTCACGATAATCATCGGTGCTCAGGGTCTGGCCGCGATATTTTGCTATGAGCGTGGCATTGCCGGCGTCACGACGCTGCAGATTGTCGTACAAGGCTGCGGCGGCTGCGCGGTGGCCGTAGATCATGTATGCTTCAGTTTGCACACGCATGTCCCGCATGGCATCCTTATAGCGGGCCATTTGATCGCAGCAATTGATCATGCCAACGAGGCGGGGATTAGCGGCAATTTGGGCGGACACAAAATTTGCGATACGATCGGTGGCGGGTCCGCTTGCGGCCTTTAACTCCGTGTGCGTTGGAATGTTAAACAATTCGAGCCGCACGGGCCTGTCAACTGAGGCGTTGCTAATAAAGTTAATGATGCGTGACATGGGGTTGCGCGACGCGTTAAGCCCGTCGACGACGGTGGTGTAGGTGTATCCCAACGGGCGATATGGGACATCTACACGACATGTACTGACGGTGTGACGTTGCTCTGTGCCGCGGGAGTAGAAAATAAACTCATGGTGGC